ATACCTGCCAAGCGAAACGCCTTCAGGACATTTTGCCCAAGCGTAGTGAAGCTGAACGCTTTGCAGCCCTGCCGTAATCCGGCACGGATGATACGTGCCGTTCACCCTTGTCTTAATGTTGACAGACCTTCCAATGTATAGAAAGCGTTTTGTATTCTTGATAGCGTAGATTCCTGCCTGATCTGGAGCGTTATCCAAGCTAAACTTGCGCCAATCTTCTGAGGATTGCAACTGCTCGGGAGTCATCGCAGGCTGTCGTACAGGTCGGCGACGGTTTCGCCGTTGAAGATAGACTTCCTTCTGAAAGTCTCTCACGGCTTGCCCTCCAGCTCGGCGGCGATGGCGAGCAGTTTTCTGCGAAGCCTCCGGCGGTTTGCTGCCCCATCGGTTCGAGCTGCTGTGTGTGGTACCACCTGATCTGCCAGAGCGCGGGTGAAGGCGGCCAGCGCATCGCCGTAGTCCTCAAGCACGCCGACACGTTCTGCCACGTCGTTGAACGCTTCCCAGGCGGCCTGCGCGGCGGGGGAGAGGTCAGCCATCGGCCCCCTCCTGCGGCGCGGGGATCGCCCAGTGGGGGGCCCAGGCGATGAACGGATACAGCAGCCCATCATCCGGACGCCTCAGCATCCAGGCTGCCGGGCCGTTCTTCAGTGGTCGGTCCAGCCACCAGCAGCGTCCCTGACCGTCGAAATCCCCCGGCCCCGGCAACCGCTCAGCGACCGGCACCGGCTCGACGGCAGGGCGGCCCCAGCGGGCGAGGGCGCGGCGGACCAGATCGACCTGCCCGAGACCTTCATCCTCAATCTGATCGGACAGTTCGACGATCTTCATGACGGTCGGCCCCTGCTCCGGGGCGGACAGCGCGGCGCGGGCTTTCTTGACAGCCTGATACAGGGCCCGCGCGTCGTCGTCGGGCCACCTGCTGCCGCCGTGATCGGCGTAAGCCTTCACGAGGCATTCCAGTTCAGCGCGGAAGTCGGTGGTCATTGGAAACTCTCGGTGATGGTGTACTGCAGCGGCCGCCAGGTCTCCCCCGGCATGTGCCAGTAGGTGCGTCCCCAGGGCTGCAGGCAGCTGGTGATGCCAGCGAACCGATGGTCAGGGACCACAACGGCAGGCAGGGTGTTCGACCAGCACAGCGGGCCGATCCAGCCGCCGTGGCTTGTGACGCGGATCATTGGCTGGCCTCCTGCTCCAGTAGGGATGCGACGGATGGCCAGTCTGGGCCGTCCGACCGCAGCCACTTCGCCACCACCCGGACCACGGCGCGAACCTCGCCTGGGCTCAATGGCAGTTGCCTGCAGATCCCGTCCACCAGCCCACCGGCAGGCGCGGGCGGGGCAGCCATTTTCCTGGCGTCAGCAATATGGTCGGCCGGCTGCGGCTGCTGTCGTTGCTCCTGCCTCTCAATGATCTCGCGGGCCTCTGCTCGCCATTGCGGTGGCACTGGGTGGCCGCTGTCTTCATACCGCTTGATGGCAGATTGAAGATCGCCAAGACGTTCTTCGTCCGCCAACCATTGCGGCTTGACGCCAATCGGCGGGGCCAGCGGCTGCTGCACCTCAGGTTCGATGGCGCTCCACCAGATCAGCGCAGGATCGCCGACGAAAAGGCCGCGATCAGTGTAGAAACCAGACGGCGAAATAGACGGCGTTAGTGAGTGTGACTGGTCAACCCAGACGCCCCTACTGTGCAGCAGGTTCGGATGAACCCGAAACAGGCATTGCATGCCATTTGACGGCTTCACATCACTCAGCCGATGCCATTGCGGCTCGGGCGACTGCTGCGGCTGCTGCGCGGCCTCCAGCGCCTCGATGCGGGCGGCCAGCTCCTGGATGTAGCTGTCCTCTCTCGGGTCCCACATCACAGCACCCCCTTGCCCAGGAGGCGGTTCGCCACCAGCTGCGCATAGCCCGCGATGTCGACCCAGCTGTCGGCATAGTCGGCGTCGCCGTTGATGATCCGCCCGATCTTGTGGCAGATCATGTCCAGCGCTTCCAGCTGGTCCGGCGACAGGATCTTGCTTCGTGCTTCGAGGTGATCCCGCAGGCAGTTCTTCAACTCTTGCGTCACCTCAGCGTGGCCCATGAAGTCTCCGTAGCGTGCGCCACGTTCGGCCAGCGTTGCATTGATGTCGGTCATCAGATGATCGTGCGAGTGTTTGCTGTTGGGTCCTGCTCCACCACCTCGGCGGCAGCGGCAGGTGCTTCGATCTCGTCCAGCCAGGCCGTCAGCGCATCTTTCGACGGCCCCTTCGGCCACTTCAGCCACTTCACCAGATCCGCCCGGTTGGCGAACCACCTGGAGCCGCCCCGGTAGCAGGCGTTGAACCCACTGCCGCAGGCCTCGACCCACAGGCCCGGCACCTGGTACTGCCGGCGCTTCATTGCCCACGTTCCATCCGCGGCAGCATCGTCCCGTGGTCATGGATCACCACGGCGATCACCACCACCGGCAGCAGGAACGTCAGCAGGTTGACGATGCGGCGTCTCATCGCTCCAGCTCCCGGCCGGTGCGGGCCGCCAGCTCCTGCGCGCACGCCAGCACATTCCCAGCTCCGCCGTAGCGCATCACCACCGGAGCTTCGCCCGGGCAGTAGATCACCAGGTCGCGGCGGTCGAGCAGCCGATCGGCTGCCAGGTAGATCCCCTGCCGCATCTCGCAGCAGGCATCGGTGCTCAACGCCAGGGCATCCCCTGGCTGTGCATTCTGGATGAACTCCAGGACTCGTGTCGTCAACGTCATGGATGCAACGTGCAATGGTTGGGCTGCTGCCCTGGTCGTAACCCTACCCAGACTCCGCCCCGCATCTGTCGATCTGTAACAATCGTTCACGGTGCGGCGGTCCTATGCTTCCCCGAACCGCTCCCCACACTCATGGCAGCCTGGCTGGACCTGAACCAACCCCTCGACCATGAGTTCCAGATGGAGCTCCAGATCCGCGACATCCGCTCCATCACGAACGTCGACGATCTGCGCTTCATGGCTGAGACCCTCTGCCGTCTCGCCTTCCACTTCCAGTCCGTCAACAAGAAGTTGGTTCATCAGCTCGCCGCTGCTGATGCAGCGGCGGCACCCGTCACCGATCGCCACCGCCAGATGGCGGAAGAGATCCTCGCTTCTCTGCAGCAGCCGTGAGCTGCGCCAGGTACATCTCCGCCAGGTAGAGGTCCTCGCAGCTGCGCGCCTGGTCGCCCACCACTGCCCGGTAGTAGGGCTTCCCCTGGTCGTCCTCCCACTGCTCGATCCGGCCGCGGCCGATCGGCCATTGCGTGATGACCCGTCCCATCAGCCCAGGCTCCCGTGGACGCCGGTGTGCCCGTTGTACCTGCCGGTGACCGCATAGCTGCGATCGGGTGCTGCCGCCATCTGATGGAACACCATCTGGCCGATCTTCATCCCCGGCCACAGCCTGATCGGCTGCAGCTGCCGCACGTTCTTCAGCTCCAGCGTCAGCCGGCTGCCGTGCCACCCCGGGTCGCACCATCCCGCCAGCAGGTGCTGCAGCCCCTCGCGGGCCCTGGAGGACTTCAGCACGAACCGCGCCGCCACGAAGTCCGGCAGCGCGAACGTCTCGACCGTCGAGGCCAGCACGAACTGGCCCGGCACCAGCAGGTAGGGGCGCTCCTGGCTGTGGGATGCCAGGGGGTAGGGCCGCAGCTCCGGCCCCTCCGCGCTCTCGATCAGGAGCTGATCGCTCAACAGCAGGTCATAGCTCGCAGGATTCAGCTGCTCCTCGTTGAACGGCTGGATCATCCCCTGCAGGGCAGCCGCCTTGATCATCCAATCGGGCAGAACAGTCATTGATGGTGAGAGCGTACTTTTCTTTGAGGCCGGTGTAACGAGCGTGGAATGGATGCGCCGGATCATTCCGGCCATCCATGTCGTACCACTCGTCGATCTGATCCTGAACTTCCTGATCAGTCATGTTTCGCTTGAATCATTGAGTTCCAGCCGTGCAGTGCACGTGCCAGGGTCTGGCGTTCGATCGCCACGTCTATTGTGGCAGCCTGCCAGGCCCTGTTGCGGTCGGTTGACCATTCGACACCAGGGCACCAGGACCGGCGTTGATCCTGGCTCACGCCAGGCGGGAGGCAGAGCCAGCAGGCTCCGCGGCGCAGAACATAGGACCGTGTCATTTCCGTTGATGCAGTGGATAGTGGCAGACGTGAAGCTTCGGCATCCGGTAGTGATCACCGTTGCCGGCGCGCAGTGTGAAGTACGGCACGCCGCCGATCTGAAACATGTTGGTGATGGTGAAGGTGATGTCTTCCGGCCAGCTGTACGCATGGACGGTGTCACCAATGTTGAACTCAACGAGTCGTCTCATCGTGTGGTCTTGCGATTGGATTTACGCCGGAGCTTCTCCGGCAGGCTGTAGCCCTTGATCTTGGCGATCCGGCCATTCAGCGCCGCCCAGTCCTCCAGGTCCTTGAACCTGAAGTGGCCGGTGCCTTTCTTGTAGAGCTTGAACTCGAAGAAGCCCCAGTCGTGCCAGACGCCGGCGGCGAGCCTCTCCCAGCCGGCAGCGGGCCTGTCCACCTCCTCGTACCTCCGGCCGGTGACGTAGCACAGGGCCTTCACCAGGTCCTGCACCTTTGGCCGGTTGCCGCCCCACTTCATGCTCACCGTGCCGCCGCTCCAGTCCGGCTCCGCCAGATACGGCACGATGAACTTCTGGCCGAACAGGTAGCCGTCGTTCGTCTTCCATCCTTCCACCTGCCACCGGTTCTCGTGGGTGTGGCGGGTCAGCTCGTCGAACGCTGCCTCGACGGCACGGTCAATCCGTTGCTCCGTCGTGCCGGCGATGATCTGCAGCATCCGGAACAGGTTCCGCTCGGTGAACGGCACCTGCACCTGCTGCTCGACGAACCGGTTGATGTCCCCTTGCAGCTGGCTCGTCGCCATCGCCTGGGGCAGCATCTCGTCGATCACCGACTTCCAGAAGCTCTTCTGCAGCTCCTTGCGGAACCGGTTCCGGCTGGCGCTGCAGCCCTCCATGCTGATCTGGATGCCCAGCTCCCCCTTGTAGATCCCGCCGACCGCCGCCTGCAGCCGGACGCCGGCGGCCAGCTGCTCGTCGTAGATCCGGCACGCCTCCACGTAGCGGTTCACCAGGTCGCGGGAGCGCCGGTAGGGGATGATCCCCTCGCCCTGGGCCTCGAGGTCATCGGGACCGAGGAAGAACCCGTCGAACTCATCAGCCCCGCTTACACGTTGGCCAGGCTTCGTCAGCCGGACCAGGCCGATCTCGCACCGGGTCGTCCGCTCGGCGTCATCGAACACCGAGCCGAGGTTCTGACTGCTGCCGTACTGCTCGATCAGCGTCTTCAGCTCCCGGCTGGCCCTGTTGCTCCACCGGTCGGTTGAGACCGTGTTCCAGTTGCAGAGGGACACGATCTCGCAGCCGGCCGGGGCGATGGCCCACGCATGCAGGATGTGGTGCTCGTCCGCCGAGAAGGGCGGGTTCATCACCACCAGGTCGGCATGGCTGATCTGGTCGGCGGTGACGGCCAGCCAGGCGTTGCCGATCAGCCGGCAGTCGCCCTGCAGGCCGGCCAGGATGGCCCGGAGCCGTGGCTCCGGCTCCACCATCAGCACCTCCGACGCACCGCGCTCCAGGCACGCCTGGACCAGGTTGCCGGAGCCTGCTGAGGGTTCGACGACCGTGCGACCGCGAAGGTCGAGGGGGTCGAGCATCGTGGCCGCCACCTCTGGCGGCGTCGGGTAGAAGTCGGGGTTGAACATCAGGCCCGCTCCCTGTCTTTGATCGACACACGAATGGAGCCAATGCCCAGGTCAAACACCCAGTCACGCAGAGACCCTGAAATTGTGATGCCGAGCTTGAATGCCCACCAACCGCCAAAGCGACCAGCGCCCTTTACGGCGAATGGATTCCACCCGTATCTCTGCCCCGTGGTTTTGTCTGTGTCGGATGACCAGTGGCCGTCAACTCGCTGCCAAGGCCAACCTCTGGCGGTGATCTTGATGCGGCTCATGAAATCGAGGTTGAACATCAGGCCTGCCCCCGCATGTGGGCCACGACCTTGTCGATCAGCGACTGCGGCACCTTCGGCGGCTTCGGCACCCAGCGCATGCAGGACCATGCCTGAGCGTGAGGATCCCACTCGGCGATCTGGTCGAGCAGCGTTCGCGTCCGGCTTTGGCGATGGAACCGGACCAGGTTGGGATTGCGGCTGAAGATCGGGTCCTGGGTGATCGTCCACCCGTCGCCGTGGTAGAGCATCTGCGGGGCCATCACGCCACCTCCCCGCGAGCGAAGCGACGGACGCACTCGATCCGTTCATCGCAACGGCACTTCTCCTGAGCCAACCGCAGGGCCTGCTCCAAGCTGTCGGCCTCGATGTAGAGGCCGCGGCCAATCACATCTTCAGATGGGTTGAGGTTGATGTAGTCGACTTTGAACAACATGGTGTGAGAAGCGATGTGGGCTGGTTGCCTGAGGGAATCATCGAGCAGGCCGGCCCTCAACGGACCGGCCTGTAACAATGATTCACAATGCCGGTCTGGGGCCCAGGCCCCACACCTCATACCCCGGTGCTCCCCGAACCCCGCGGTCGTACCGCACCAGCCCCAGCTTCCGCAGCTGGGACATCCGCGTCGACACATGGACCCCGCTGATCCCCCATCGCCCCTGCAGGGTCTCCACCGGCACCCGCGCCGGCAGACGGTCGCCGACCAGCACCTGCAGGTCGACCAGGTCCATCAGCACGCGATCAGGAACCTGCGCCCGCAGGCCGGCCAGGGCCGCAAGAAAGCAGTCCATGGCCGGCCTCAGAACGGGATCTCGTCGTCAGCCACCGCTGGGGCAGCCGGCCGCGGCGCAGGGGCCACCGCAGGTGCTGCCGCAGCAGGAGCGACGCCAGGCTGCGCATCACCCTGCCGCGGTTTCGCATCTGACCACTTCTCGATGTTGTCGGCGGTGAACTTCTCCACCACTCGCATCTCGCCCTGGCGGTCCTGGTACACCTCGGGCGGCTCGACCCGCCCAGAGCAGATCACCCCGTCGCCCTTCCGGCAGTGGTTGCCCACGTATTCAGCTGACTTGCCCCAGATCGCGACCTTCACCCACCTGGGCGGCCGGTCCTCGCCGTTCTTCTTCGGCTGCCTAACAGCCACCGTGAAGTTGCAGACCATCCCGCCGGTGTCCAAGTACCTCAGCTCTGGGTCTCGGCCGAGATGGCCGGAGAAGAATCCTGTGAAAGCCATGATTGATCGATGCGTTCGTATGCGTGAATCCCCTCGATGGGGTATAGAACCCGGGTGCCAACCCGGATGAAGGGCGGGCCTTTGCCCGCTGATCTCCAGTTCGCCAACGTCTGATCACTCAGCCGCCAGCGGACGGCAACCTCCTTGCTGGTCAAGTACGGTCGCTCACTGCTCATTCACTCCTCCTCAGAACGGGTCTTTGACCTCTGGTTGATATAACTCTTCCTGGACAGCCACAGTCTCGACAACCACTTCATCGCCAGACTCTGATCCATTCTCGCCAGCCTTCGCTGCGATCTGACGGTTCAGATCCGCCACCACGCTGCCGCTGCTCTCGACCGTCACCTGCGCAGGACGCACCTCGGCTTCCTCACGCACACCCAGCCCAAACAGCACCTCCGGCATGTAGAGGTTGATCAGACGGGTCGCGGCGCGCCACCGCAGCATCTGCTCCGGGATCGACTTGTACTTCGGGTTGCGCGTCCACCCGTCGGCCGCGGCTTCCTTCATGCTCACCGTCGCCGTGATCACCTCGCCGGTGTCGCGCAGCACCGCTGAGGCCGTCACCTCGAGGGCGTCGCCCTGGCCCTTGCTCTTCCAGGTGATGGTGCCCTGGAGCAGGCCGGACTTGTTGGCCCGGGCGATGGCGAACCGTGCCGAGGTGTTCGGCCGGCCGTTGATCACGCTGATCTCCTGGAACAGCAGCATCGGATGCTCGCCCAGCTGCTCGGCGTAGAGCATGGCGACGAGGCACGCCTCGGGCTTGCCCTGGAAGTGCGCCGGCACCATGCCGCTCATGCTGAAGGCCTTCGCCAGCCGGTAGCGGTGGTCGAGGGCGGCACCGTTGTGGAGGAAGTCCAGCGCACCGGCAGCCGGCTGCTGGGTCGTGGTCGTGAGGGCGGTTGAATCAGTCATTGGAAAACAGTCTCAGTAGATGTTGAATCGTTGATCACAGGTCTGGCAGACAGGCCGTGCGCCAAGCGCCGCAGATGAATCAGCTTCTTAGATTCAAGCGAACGGAGCACTTTGCGAGCCATGCAAGCAGCGTTGCTCTCATCGAGGCTGTGTGCTGCGGTTTCGCTGACCAGGCCGATCAGATCAGCCGCAGTCGTCTCTTGTTCGCCGTCCTGCCATCGCCTTTGCACCAGGTCGAGTGCTGCCTTGTGCCGTTCTGTAAGTGCAGAAGTGACGTCCGATGCGGATCTTGTCCGCGAGGGAGAAGATAGACCGGACGTTAGCTGAGCAACAATCTGCTCTAACCGGTAGACACGATCGACCAGCATCGCCTTATCCTCTTCAGGATTGAGCGACGCCTCAAAGAGTTCGACGCACCATTGATCAACCGTTTGATGGTGATCAGCTGCGGCCGTCGTGATCTCAGTGATGAGCCACGGCGGCAACTCAATGACGAGCTTTGCCATGGCTCAGTCCCGGCACCAGGCCGGAAGCTCGATCGGCTCCTGCACCAGGTCGCCATAACCAGGCCAACGGCCTGACTTCCAGCACTCGGCCAGGATCGTCATCGCGGCCTCGATCCGCCGCTGGCCGGCGGCGATCAGCGCAC